GTACGTTCAGATTTGGGTTCTGACGACCCTTTTGAGTATATTCTCATGCATGGAGTTAGGTTTAAAGACCCACTCTATGTGTGAGGATCAATGCTTTTGAGAGTTTTCTTTACTCTTTTTGGATTATTGAATGACATACCAGTTTTAACTTACACCTATGTAGATTAATAGGCTATCAGTAGTAATACCCCTGATAGAATGATCGAGAAATAACTTTGAGTATATCTTGATCCATACCAATTTCCATATTGCCCTTACAAAGTTCGGCAGGATCTTGGACCATTATGGATCCATTTTAGGCGCTGAGAAGCGCGATTTTCTCTATAAATATCACAATGTGTAGGTGAAAACACATATTTCCGTGGATAACTATATAGTAGACACATAGTGTCACTTGTTTTCTTACGAAGAACGCAGTTTTAATGTCCTTAGTAATTTGTTTGGCTTGTTAACACACACATATCAATCTACCGATTTCTCGTTATGCGCTTGCGAGCGTCGGGAAGTCTTATGCCCGGTCGGTAAATAATAACGGTAGAAGGCCCTGCAAGGTCTCCCCTTATCCTAACGACGAGATGAGTAGATATATCTGTGGGCGAATTTAGAATACATATAATTCTTTTCGCAACACACCGTAAAACTAAATAACTGCATAAGCGACCATGCTTGCTCCAGAAACATTACGCACGTGGTGATGAGCCACTGTTAGCCGTGTGGGAGTTACAAGAAGTCCGTCTTGTGTATTTATGAATAGTACGTTGAGATACCAACAAACGAAAACCACATTACAACAACGCCCTTATGAGTACGCGTATAAATAAAACTCTTCTAAAGTATATGTGTCTACATTTACTCCCTTGAACTTCAGACAAAAAACCCCAACAACAACAACTTATATCGCCATGACAGAACAAACTATAGCAGTAACGATAAAGAGACAGTGGCCAGTTGAAAGCTTTGCAGAGCTTCTCAACCACCTTATTGAGTCCCGACGGGATACTCACGAGGATACACCTGTAGAAAAGCATTTTATGCACAGGAAAAATTACTTAGAGAAAGTAAAAGCATCACGGAATGAAGGTCCGTCTGATGTCACCAAGAATAGGCGAAAATTACAGATTCTTGGTGAGGACGCAGACGTGTGGAGGATATTGGAACGAAAGGTAGTTTTAGAGCCTTTTCAAGTCACGTTGGCAAACGAGCCAGCGAGGGTGACTTTAGTGACAAGGATAGATTATTATGCGGGAGTAAATATTTACAATGATTCATGTTTTACCGCAGAATTTGCATACGAAAGAAAAAATAGGAATAAAAATAATTTAGAATATATATGCCAGATGGTTAGTGTAAGTAGTAATATAG